TAACTTTCAAATATTTTTTCATATACGACCAGCCTACGCTTGTATGCAGTGAAGCGAGGGCTTCTTTTTTTGTTAGAGTTTCATCTAAAGGTATATCTGGCATATCTACCTACCTCCATTATTGAACGGTTGTGGCTGTGGCTGACCACCTGGGCCCATTCCACCTGCCACTTTAGCTGGGTTACCCATCTGACCTTTGCCTAAATTGCCGTTGTTTGTAGTGGCAAACCCTCCATCTGGTACAGGTATTCCCATCTGCTGTGTAAATTCATCAATAGCCTGTCGTCTAATCATTTCAAACTCCTGGTCTGGAATGAAGAATTTTTCTGGCGTTGATATATCAAATTCATGAAGCCATTCTTCTATCAGTTTCTTGTAGTTGATAAACGGTACTTGAGCCTGCATTAAGAAACCTAAGATTTCTGTTAACTGCTGTCTTCTTAGTTCTTTGTTGGCCGCTTTTTCTACAGAAGAAGTTGCTGGTCTATAATCAAATTCACCTATAAGGTCGTCTGGAGCGATAGATTGCCAGGAGTTTTTCTCCTCTGGGTCTATTCTTGCCGCTCTCTCATTACAGACAAACTGCTGGTTATTTAAGTCCATCATCATAGCTAGTCTTTTCAACCCAACACTGGCAAATAGTTCTATCTTAACACCAAATCTGGTACCTGCTGACTGTGCGATTATCTGTGCTTCAGTTGCTGACTGGTCGCTACCAGCTTTTGCACCTCTAACATTAGCTGGAGTACCTAAAGCCCCCATCAAGTCACCTTCCAGTTTGTTTTCTGACATAAAAGCAGACTGTGGTATCTCTGATTTCTGGAGCATTTCTAAGTCTTCCATATTATCAACATCTATAATACCGTTGGCAACAGAAACTAAGTCTGAATCTTTGATATCAGAACTTCTTAACCGCTTCCACATATTGTTGATAAGCATATTAACGTTATCCATACGCTGGTTGTGCATTGTATTTATTTCTTCTTGCATAGGTTTGATGATTTTCATAGCAGATAAGCCATAAAATTCGTTTGGTAGTTGGTCGAAAGACGCTTTAACAAAAGGTTTCTTACGGTGTCGCCAATAAGGATTAGGCCCGTCATAGATGACTTCCTGTCTGTTAACTAATATAGCGTGTCTGTTGTCTTCCCAATAGTGTAAAACTTCTAGTTCTTCTTTATCGTTCATTCTTTCATCATTACTTGCTTTAAAAGGGTCTACTCCTCCTGGTGATATACCAACAGAGGATAGTCTTCTGTACTTACCTTCTGAACCTTTAGCCGGTGCAGTCAGTTTATCTAAGTCAACATCATAGACCATTCCATCACCAACACGCTCCAGGAGCTGTAGTTTTTGACGGAGCCGCTCTTTAGTTATCCATTCTCTGTGGAATACACCACGAGCGTCGTCTAAATTAGTTGAGTCTGGGTCACCCCAAAAATCGAAGAAGTCAACATTACGTACTTCGTTATCGTCCCAGATAGTTTCTTTACTTTCTACAGTATCCCAAAACCATCTACCTGTGTAGGATTGGGTCTGTTGGTTAAACTCTGGTACTTTAGTCTTACGCTTAATGTAATCTTCCTCGTATCTCCAGCCTACTGATAAAAAAGAAGCAGGGGCAAATAAAAGTGTAGTGACAAAATCATAGAAAACTGACTTGATATTATTTTTCTCAAGCTGTTCATCTACGAAACTCGCCGCTACATCTGCTTTCTCCTCGTTCAGTGCCATTCTACCTAAAGAACCGTTGGCTGGCATAGGCTCAAACTCTATATAAGGTCTTTTATTAAAAAAAGTTGTTAAAATTCTGGCTCTAATTGTATCTAAAATTTCATAAGATTTAGGTATATGGAGGTTTGATTTACCTTCTTCAACTTCTTTTAGATATCCAATGAAGGTTTTATAATTTTCGATAACTTCAGTTTCATACTGCTTGCGATATCCGTCAAAGTAGGTAAATATCTTTTTTATTTCCTGGGTAATTTCATTTTGGGAGTATTGTCTTCTCTCTAAATTATCCACCTTCATAACCTCCTGCTATCGCATTTGTTGCTGTCCCTGGGGCTGTGCTTGCCCTCCCGCTTGCTGACCACCTTGTACTTCCATAATCAGTTGCATAGCAAGTTTCTCAAGTTCTGGACGCGGCATTTGAGCAATTTCCATTTGTGCTTGTTGCATAATATCCTGTTGTCCCCCACCTTGTTGCATTTGTCCCTGTGGTGCTGGAGCTTGTCCGGCCATTCTAGGGTCTGGCATTTAAAACACCTCCCTCAATTACTAAAAAATTACATTCCTCTAACAATAACTTAGCATAAAAAAAATACACAAGCAAGTTAATAACCTGTGTATTTGTTCCTTCCCGCCATTATTTCTGCTCGGCGGCGTTTTATTTGGTTTTCCTCTGTTTGAGTAAGTGATTTAAGAGGTGGTCGTGACATACAAAAATATCTAAAACTTTCTGGAGCGTGAGTTATATTATGCGGTGTATCCGAAACATCATCTGGGTCAGTGTCGTCGTGCTGTAGAGCAGGTAAATTTGACTGCAATTTCCTTACCCTATCCCCAAATATCCTAATTCTGGCGACTTTAGCAGCTTCCCCCTCACCGTCGTGGAACGGGTCGTCTATAGGTTTTAAATATTCACGTACAACTCGCCAACCTGGAACCCTTCTGTTATCAGCGGCTCTTAAAGCATAACCGCTTAGTCCATTTTCAGTTAGTATCTGACGTCCAGACTTACCTGTTTCCTGTCGTCTGTTCCATAAATCTGGTGAAGCTATGGTATAAGAGAGGACATCACGCTCTAGCGGTGTAGTCTTTTTGTGGATAGCAATAGCAAGGTCAGATAAAGATAAATTAGGTCTATATAACTCCTTATAAACATAGTAAAAGCCGTGATTATCCAGGGCGTACCAGTAGACTGCAGACATATCGAGTCCATAGTCAATAGAAATAAATCGTTTCCAGTATTGAGGTATCTCAAAAGAATCTATAACGTGTATATCTCTACTAAAACGTGGGAAGAACTGACCGGAGTGGATATCCCAATCACCTTCAAGTAATCTTTTACGCTCTATCTCGTTTAGACCCATCAAGTTAGCTTCGTACCCTTCATCACGGTCGTTAAGTATGATATTATCTGATAGTTTAGCTGGTATAAACATATGCTTTTCTTTAACTCCTGGAGAAACTTCCACTTTGTGAACTTCCTCGAAGGCTCCAGGTTCTACAAACTCGTTTTTAAACCAGATATGACCTACACCACCGGGGTTAGTACCCATCATAACCAGTGGAGCTACACCTTTAACAGTTACGCGGTTACGTGACATTATATATCTGTACTGAAAGCGGGTAAACTGGGTTGCTTCATCAAAAGCTATAGCGTCAAACTGCTGTGACTGGTAGTTATATACATCATCTTCGTTATTAGCGTGGCAGAACTGGATAATACCACCGTTAAGGCTTTCAAAAGTCCATCTTCTCTTACTTCCGTTCCACACAGCCCCTGGAAAATCGCTAAAGAGTTCTTTACTCCTCATAATTGCACCACCAGGGCCCTCTAGCTGTGCAAAAGTACGTCTAAAATAGCCACATTTAGCACCAGGGTTAGATAACACCTCTATGAACAAACCTACAAGCATAGCGTCGCTATTGTGCGTTAGAATATAATCTTTACCTGCAATGTATAGTCCATTAGGATTAGACACTTTAAGGCAATAAGCCTGTTCTTTACGTTTATATTTAACATCAGTTATCTTTTTGTGAGTAGGAAAGCCACGTTCAACACATCTGTTTTTCTTTCTAGTTAGCTTAAACAACTCATCTTTCCTGTTGCCCTGTATATATAATCTATATTTATCTCTTTTTTGTTCTCCATTACAATAACTCGCTTGTGCTTCAGACATAGTTACCCTGTATCCAAGACCTCTGATAAGCTCTGTTACATCTTCAGCAAGTTGTTTAGATACAGTACAATAGCTTAAATGACCTCTTTCATCAACAGTTCCATCAGTATCCATTAAACCTTGAGCTAACTCAAATCTTTTTTCTATGCTCCAATATAAATACTGGTCTGGTATAAACTTATCTTCTGACTTTTTACCCCATAACTTTAGTTTTTTAAGGTTTTCTTTAACTTTTGTTTTATTGCTGACAGCACCTTCGCCTGTACCATAGTTAGAGTAATTATCACCGAACTCATTTTTAAAGTAATTGTGTACTTCTTTATCTCCAGAATGTATTTTAACCCTGCCAGAAGCTATAGAACCATCACCAATAAGGCAACCTAAGACATAAGGGTCTATATTTCTATAATTATATCTGTAACTTTTAGTAAATTGTATAGCTTCTGGTAGCGGTATCTGCAAATCATAGTAACCGTTTACTAGATTATACTTTATTTGTTCCGTTGTTATAAGAAAATACCTCAAACCTTTCTTGTTTTTGCCACCTCTTACTTTTGCTACCTTCCAGATATGCTCTGATGTTACTTCTAAAGATGTATTATCAGCAAATTCAACCTCGTATATGTCAGTTTTACCTAAATCATATTTATATATAACCTCTGTATTACCGTGAGTAGGAGAACAAATTATATCTCCAACACTAATATCTTTCATTTCCCTAAATCCATAAGGTGTTACTACCAACCCACTCTCTGGCTGTCCTTTGCCGCCGCCAGCTGCTCCTCCATATCCTACTATCCGTGCTTCTGGAGCTTCATAAGCTTTTTTTCTTTTATCTGGAGCTATTCTGTAGATTTTAGGGGTGCCGTCTTCCTTCTCGTGTAAGTAATAATTGAAAGGGTGTGATAAACCACAGGCTTTTAAAAACTTTAATTGTCTTTTTTGAGGGAGCCAGTTCATACTAAACTCTATTTGGTCTTCATTTGTGTGTTTATCGTTATATCGTGAGGCTCTTTGCTTTCTAAACTCCCTGTTGCCAGCGTTTCTATTGGGAACAGTGCCTGCTAATATATCGCTCATAGCTTATTCCTCCACATCTATTACTTCTTCCATATCTATTTCTTGTGATAGTTCCGGTATTCCAAAGTTTACCTGTACCTTACCTCCACCATTAGCGTTAACCTCTATCTTATTGGTCTTACCATAACGTCCAGGGTCCTTACCTTCAAGGAGAAACCTTAAGAGTGTATCAGAATAATTTGTTTTCTGTCCCACAACCTCTCCCTGGTAGTAAACATCTTCTGTCGTTCCCTCTAAAGCACGTCTTTGAGCTTCCAACTCCATATAATCTAAGTGTGCCTGGTCAGCTATCCCATACTGTTCTTTGAAATCTGGGTCTTTTTTCTGCCAGTTATAGACTGTTGAAACTGATATACCTGCACATTTAGCAGAATAGGTGACATTACCTAAAATAGAATAAGCGGCTAAGTATGCAATTTTTTTTGGGTTGTCTATCGCTTCTCTAAGTTCTTCTCTTAACACAGACCATATGACCTTGAAATCTCTCTTAAACGAAGCACCTTCCTTATTCTCCTTAGCATATCCAGACTTCCCTAAGAACGTATCTAGCATTTTTTCTGTCTTTTCTGTCATATGTGTTCTAGGGTCGAATACATCACCTTTCCCATTCATATTATATCCTCCTGCGTACTTTGCGTATTATCTCTGCTCCACACTTGATACATTTTGACTTCTTTCTGATATACTCGTGCTTGCCTTCTTTCCTAAATCTATCGTCTGCGTCTGCTTTCTTCCAGGTGTGCTCGCAGTTTCTATTCCCCTTTTTTATAAATTCCATATATCCTCCTTAGTAATACTTGCATTCTTTAATATCATAATCGTAAGGGCAACTATCCTCCTGTAGACAGTATGCACACTCTAAAGGTTTTAC